TCCCGCCCTCCACGACGAGGCCGCGTCGAGCGAGATCTGGAGTTCGGCGTTGAACGTCCCCTGGACCGCAACCGGTGTCGCGGTCGCCTCCTCGATCTCCAGCACCCAGACCAGTTCGCCGCTCAGCGGCGTCGCGCCGGAGGGCTGGCCCTCACCCGCCGGCGGGTTCGGCACGACGCTCGTGCTGTTCGTGGCGCCCAGGTTGGTGTCGACCGGGACGCTGAGCGACTGCCGGTTGGACATCGTAAGAACTTGGTCGCGCAATGTGTTCCTCGCTTCCTTAGCTTCCCAGAAGGCTTCGCAAAGCCCTCCTTAGAACGCCCGCCGCAGGACCGCGACCGCGAACGGGTTCGTAAGCTGGAAGCCGTACACCCACTCGTAGTTCGCGATCATGAACGGGAAGTCCGCCGAGTTCTCGGCGAACTCGATGGTCTCGGGGGCCTGCTTCTGCAGCGCGCCGTGCATCGTCGACCCGAACTTCACGGCCCAGATCGAGTCGGCCCAGTCGTCCGTGCTGGTGCTGGTCGGGATGACCTGGGAGCTGCGATCCAACGCGCCCGACGGCGAGTAGCCGACGTCGATGATCGGGATATCCTCCCAGACCTCCATCCGGCGCCCGAACATGTCCTTGTCCGTGCGCATCTGACGCTCGCCGCGCGCCGCGGCCCCGAGCGCGAGCTTGCCCTGCCGGTTCGTCAGCAGGACGTCGGGGTTGCCCCCGTCGATCAGCGAGATCAGCTCGTGGATGTCGTTGAGGAAGTCGAGCCTGGCCGCGGCGGCGGTCAGGTCGCGGTTCTGCGCGTTGGCGTCGATGACCTGCTTCTGGGTTGCGGGAGCCGCCGATCCGCTGCTCAGGCGTAGGTCGGTCTGGAACCTGTAGATCAGCCCCGCCGGCTGATCGGGGTTCGTGACCGGGTTGCCGTTGAAGTACTGGTTGACGACCTCGTAGGCAACCGCCCGCGAGTACTGATCGATGGCCGCCGTGCGCGGGTCGACGTGGGAGCTCTTGTTGTTCAGGAGCTGCCGGTCGACCCTGATCTTGTCGGAGATGATCTTCAGCGACTCCACGCGCTGACCGAAACGGGCCTGCGCAACGTTGATAGCCGTCGGGTTGATCGCACGGTGGCTCGGCGTCGGAAGGCCGGTCGCCTCCATCACCATCGTGTTGATGTCACCCACTTCATCGAACGGGAGCCGCTCGAAGAGCTGGGAGTGGCTCAGCATCGAGTACACTATCGCCTGCGTGAACGGCGTCAGTGTGCTCAACTGGGCCATATCGGCCAGCGTGAGCATCGGGTTGTCCTCCTTCGCCAGCGCCTAGCTAGGCGCTGTCTTTCCAGGCGAAGTAGTCGTCGAGGACCTGGTCGGGTTTCTTGCCGGGCTCGATGGGGGGCGGGCCGCCGGCACTCGATGCGCCAGGAAGGTCAGGAGACCCGGTCGCGCGGTTCGCAGCTCCGACGGCCGCGTTATCACGCGCCCGCTGAGCTTGCTGCTCGCCCGTGGGGCTACTGCCTTCCCCTGCACCGTTGCCGTTCGCAGGGCCGCGGGCCGTGACGAGCTTGATCGCCTCGCTCACGGTTGCCTCCGCACCCTGCTTGCTGTAGACGTTCACAAGCCGCAGCCGGTCGGCCTCGGGAAGCTGCTGGATCTCCGGTGCCCGCAGGAACGACGCAAGCGCCTCTCCCGCGGCCTCTCCACGCAGCTTCTCTCGGACGCCGTTCTGCTGCTGCTGTTCGCGGTCAAGGCGTCGAAGCTCCTGTAGGGCATCGACGTCACCGTCGTCCGCTTTACGTTCGAGCTCAGCGCGATTCGCGTCCGCTTCTGCCGTGGACGCTCGGCTCGCGGCGGGCGCTGCCTGCTGGCTGCCACCCTCCCCCGAGCCTCCCCCGCGGTTCAGGCTGCTCGCGACGAGCGCGAGCGCTTCCTGACCATCCGGGTCGCTCAACAGGCTGGCGATGACTTCGTAGGGGTCTTGTCGCCCATCCGCGCCACCTGTGCCTTCGCCTGACGTCGCAGCGCCTTGGCCCGCCTGTTCGGCCGTCTGCTGCGCGGCGGCCTGCTGGCCGCTGTCTGACGAGGCTCGTGCCGCTTCCTGGGTCGCTGCCGAGGAGTCGCCGTCTCCGCCGGCCTGGCTGTTGTCAGCCATTCCCTACCTCCTGGGGGCCGGCAAATAAGTCAGCCCCGCGTTGGGTTCTGGTGCAACCCTTCGCGGGGCTGGTCGGTGCATCCGCTTCGATTGGCAAAGACTGCGGTGCAACCCCGCGAAGGGGATGCACCGATCATCTTCGACGGTAAACCATAACCCGCGATGCTGTCAAGCGAGGGCGTGTTCGATCGCGGCGACGACCTCCGGATCCTGGCCCAGCGGCGTGGCGAGCAGCCGCGTCGAGAGCAAGAATCTAACCCTGTCCGGGTACATCTTGATGACGTCCGGGTTCTCGATCAGGATCAGGTCGCGCTCCGGGTTCCGGAGCTGCTCGGCCATCCGTCCGTTCGAGTACATCATCAGCCAGTTCAGCAGCCGCTTGTCTTCCTCGCTGTCGGTGCGCGCCAGGATCTGCGAGATCGCGCTCCGCGTCGAGCCATCCGGCAGCTCGCGGCCGTACGTCTGGTAAGTCGCCCGCATCGGCGAAAGCACCTGCTGGACCGCAACGCGCAGCTCGCGCAGGCGCCGCACCTCCTCCGGCGTGAAGAGACCGCCGTTCAGGTGCCGGTACGGCGAGGTCTCGAAGAGCTTGTCCAGCGCCCGTTGCGCGCCGACGCGACGAACCTCGAGCTCCGACGCGCGGGGATCGCGCCAGCGCACCGAAGGCCAGTCGTGTAGCACGTACTGGCGAACCGCCTCCTCGGAGATGCCGAACTCGCTCGCACCCCTCGCCAGCACCGACTCGCGCGTCTCGCGGTACGCGCGCCAGAGCTGATCGCGGTAGGAGTCCGGGTCGACGTCGAGGAACGCCTGGTCGAGACTCCAGCGATTTCCGTCCTTGTCGACGAAACCCGGCTGTCCGGCGTCGTCGGGCCCGTCGGGCGAGAGGCCCCAGTACCTCCGCGCGATCTCGTCCAGGGCAAGCCCGGGGCGCTTGCCAAGCTCCTTCTTGAAGTCCTCCTCGCTTCCGAAGAGGGCGATCATCGCCGCGCGGTTCTCCTGCGCGATCGCCGTGAGGCTCGCGCCGGACAGCTTGGCGTACTCCACGAGCATGCCCGGCTGGCCCTGCTTCGCGTCCAGGAAGGCGCGGATCTGTTCGTTCGCCTTCCCGCGCGTGTCTTCAGTCAGGTTGAAGAACTGGTCGAGCCGGTCGCCGCGGCGCGCGCGGTACTCGTTCTGGCGCTCCCTCAGGTCCCGCAGCGTCTCGTGCTCCTGCTCGAGCTGCCGGCGCTCGACGGACGTCACGCTCTCGTAGTCCTTTCCGGTGAGCAACTCGATCTGCTCCCGGTAGAGCTGGAAGGGCGTCTTCGGGATCACCTGCGCACCCAGGAACTCGAGCGCGCCGCGCTGCGCCACCTCGCCCGGCGGGATGTTCCCCTCGTCCATCGACTCCCACAGCTCTTGCGCGATGATCGGCATCATCTCTTTCACGACGAAGCGTTCCGGCGCGTCGATCGTCCGGCCCAGGAAGTCCTCTCCTCGCAGCAGGTCGACGGCGATGCGCGGGCCCTGCGCGAGCCGCCCCTGGAAGAAGCGCTGCATCTCCGTAAGCGGCTGCTCCCACGCTGCCTCCTCAGCCCGGCGGTCGCCCTCCGGCCGGCCGGCCAGGATTCGGAACGGCAGCCGGAAGGCCGACATCGTCGGGAACAGGGCGAAGCGGAACGCCGGCGTCTGCACGTTCAGGAAGTCGGTCGACGTCGGGTCGAACTCGGGCATCTTGCCGGAGAAGGCCAGCGACAGCTTCGTCGCCAGCGAGGCCTGCAGCGCCAGCTGGTTCATGAACAGGTGCCGCGCGACGACGCCCTTCTGTCCCGCCTTCGGCGCGTTCAGGATCATGCCGATGTTGCCGCGCGTCCAGGATGGCGTCAGTAGCGCGAGCCGCTCGAGCATTCGCGGCCTGGCCTCGCCGGAGATCTTCGCGAACTCGACGGGGCCGATGTAGTTGTTGAGGCCGTCTGCAACGGCGTTGGCCAGCTCCTGCGCCGGCATCGCCCGCCACTCCTTCCCGGTCGTGATCGCCTTGAACATCGGCAGCGACTTCAAGAGGCCGAAGATCTCCGGGTTCTCTTGCGCCATCAGGAGCGTCGAGTACGTCGTGTCGGCGACGTGGAGCTTGGCAAACGCGAGTGCGTCCATCATCTCGCGGTTCAGCGAGTCCCACGGCGGCAGTACGCCGGATGCTGTCCGGCGCCCCATCCATGCTGCGACGCTCTCGCCGGCCTTCCGTTCGATGTCGAGTTTGATGTCCATCGGGTGCCCCATCTGCAGCCCGCGGGCAGCCCAGAACCGCAGCCTTGGAGCGTTCTGGATCGCCGAGACGCGGCGCCCGTGCTGCGTCATCTGCCAGCCGGCCGCCGTCCCGATGGTACGCAGATAGCCGATCGGGTCCTGCGCGAAGACCCTGGCACCCTGGACGAACGCCACCGGCGACAGATCCATCGAGAGCAGCATCGAGCGCATCGCGTCGAGCGTCCGGCCGACGAAGTTCTCGTCGACCTCGACCGTGCGGGTGCCGCCGAAGAACGACTCCAGCTTCCGCACCGTCGCGCGCTCCGCGTCGTCGGTGAACTTCGACACCGGCTTCAGCGTCAGCTCGCGTCCCAGCAGTTGTTCCGCCTCCAGGATCGGCAGCTTCTCGGGAAGCTGGCCGATGATGTCCGCCGCGATGTCGTCGGCGTTCTCGAACTCCCCCTTCAGCCCGCGCACGAGCGCCTCGCGGAACTCCTCGCTCCTCGTGTCGATCGGCCCTTTCACGCGCGTGATCAACGGCCGCTCGACGTACTTCTGCGTCGCCTCGTTCGCATCCAGCAGCTTCATGATCACCTGGAAGGACTGCTTCTCTGCGCCCTGGCCGAGCCTCGTATCGAGCAGCCGGCTGATGTTGTACTCGGCCTCCTGGCCATCGATCGCCGCCGCGAAGACGAAGTCGTCGAAGTCCTCGATCTGCCGGCTCCGGAAAGCGCGCGGGAAGTGAGCGCGACCGCCGGTGCCCAGCCTGATCGGCTGCCCGGCGACGCGCCTGTTCGGCAGGTAGGCGCCATTGATTCGCCCAACGCTCACTCCGAACGCTTGCAGGGCGTCGCGATCGGCGTCGAGGTTGTCGGAGACGAACCGGAACAGCCGGGTGGCATCCTCGTCGAGGTCGTACCAGTCCGGATGCTCGAAGGCCGACTTCACTGTGCCGACGTCGTCCCTGAACGCCTTCGTAGCCTGCGCCAGCATCTCCTTCTGAGCCTCGTCGTTGAACACGAGCTTCTTCTCGCCCTGAAATGCCACGTAGCGGTCGAGCGCTTCACGGGCGCGCTGCTCAACGCTCGGGCCGCGGTAGGCCGACTTCAGGAGCGGGAGGGCTTTGCCGTTGAGACCCTCGCCGAACTTGTTCTGCACGGCGATCTCGAGCATCGCCTTCCGCTGCATGTAGTTCTGGACTGCCGCGTTCCGATAGCGCGATGCCGTGATCATTGCTGCGGCCACCGGATCGTCCAGCGAGCCCAGGGGCTGGAACATCCGGCCTGCGCCTCCCACCACGCCGGCCAGCGGCTTCCCGACGATCGGGATATGGCGGAGCGGCTCCGACCCCCGGATGGCCCAGTTGAAGATCGTCCCTGGATTTGCCTTTGGGTCGAACGCGCCCTCGACCCCCAGGTTCTCTATCCACTTCAGCGTGGCACGCCAGTTGCTTATATTATCCGCCGTTTGTTCCTCGGCCTCCTTCGCGAGCCTGACGATCACCGGGTCGTCCGGCGCGAGCCCGCCGATGTTCAACCCGCGGCGCGCGGCGAGGTCGTCGACGGAGAGTCGCAGGTGCGCCGGGGCATTGTCGGCCAGGTCCGGATTCAGCCAGCGGAAGGTCTGGTCCATCTCGTCGGACCAGCCGGAGACGTGCTGGCGCCAGAAGGCGAGTCTCATCGGGCTGTAACGGCTTGCGCGGTTGAAGTCTGGAACGCTCCTCATCGCCGCTTCCGTCTTGTTTAGGGCTTCCGTGATCCCTGGATCGCTGGAAAGTCCCAAACCGACACGCTCGACATCGTGGCGCGTGGACGCGACTGCGCCTTGCTGGAGCGTGGCGATGCGCTCGCGCAGCTTTGCGGCCTTCGCTTCGAGCTGCTCTCGATTGACCGTCCCGACTGTCCGGCCGAAGGCGCGCAGCTCCCGCGTCGCGCCGGGGCGCAGACTCTGTATGTCCTCCAGCGTGCTCTTGAGCTGCCCCTGCAGCCGCTCGGACGAAACCCGGCGGCCGATCACCGCCGGCGACTCCGCCGCGAGCCGGTTCGCGACTTGGATGCGGGAGGCGACTCCGACCTCGCTCGGGAACAGCACCCGCAGAACGAGGCGCGCGGACGCGTACTCCTGGCGGATAGCGTCCGGGTGCGCGAGCGAGCGGAGCGAAAACCGGCCGAGCACGCTACCCACCGTGATCGCCCTCCCCGCGTAGGGCATCAGGAACGTCGACGGCACCAGAATGCTCGACAGGACATCCTCAGTAATGCCGCGCGCCGGATCGGGCAGGAAGCGCAGCGGCGTCGCGGTGATCAGGCCGCGTGCGAGCGGCCGGCCGATCAGGTTCTGTTCGGCCTCCAGACCGCGGAGCACCGGCTTCACGACAGGACGCGCAACGTCGGCGATCCCGCCGCCCAGGTTCCGCGCGCCCTCCTGCAACGCCCCGACGATGCCTCCGAACTGCGCGCGCGACACCGGCGTCGCCTTCGCCTTGTCGATGAAGGTGCGCACGGCTTCGTCCGTCTGCAGCTCCGCGAGACGTCCGCGGATCTTCGCAACGCTCGGCTCCTCGAACTTCGCCAGGCGGTTCGTGGCCGAGATCGTGCTCGGCTGACCGGCGGAGATGCGCTCGAGTAGCTCCTGCGGCCGGCCGATGCCGCGTTGCTCCGCAGCCGCTACCAGGCGGGCGAGCGGGTCGAGGACCTGCGTGCGGGTTCTCTCGCTGGCGCCGAACAGGTGCTGCTGGACGCTCTGGCGCAGCTGCTCGACCTGCTCTGGAGTGATCAGCGGGCTCGGGCTGCCGGTCTCGCCACCGTTTCCCGACACCTGTGGCACGCTCGTCTGGCCGGCCTTGCTCAGCACGAGGTTCGCGTAGTACCGGCCATCCGCGCTCTGGCGGCCGCCCCAGCCGGCGTAGTAGCCCCCCAGCGCCTGGCTGTAGTCGCCGCCCGCCGCGCGCAGCATATCCGCGATGTGCGCAGCCGACGCGTAGAGCGCCGGCACGGGGTCGAAGCGGCCGGCCGACCCGCGTCGCGCGCCGTAGTCGCGGATCAGCTCCGGGTGCTGCTGTAGCACGCCGTCCCACGTCGGGGTCATCCACTGCGCGATCCCGCCGGCGCCGGCCGAAGACAGGCGTCGGCCGTAGATCACGTCGTCGTCCCAGCCCGACTCGACGTCGATCAGGGCAAGGAAGATGGCAGGCTGGAGTCCGTAGCGCTGTGCGGCCCTGACGGCCGTCGCGACGAGGTTGGGGCTGCCCATCTCACCTCGTCGCCGTTCCGAGCAACGTTTCGCCCGCGGAGAACGCCCTGCTCCGGCCCGTCTCGAAGAGGTCGACCAGATCGGCGATCACGTCGGCGCCGAAGAGCGAGCCCATCACCGAGAGCACGGCTGCACGTGATCCCGCTGGCAACTGGCTGATCTCGGCGAATGGCAGGTTCGTGCCCGATGCACCGAAATCGAGGAAGCCTCGGATGCCCTTCAGCTCCTCGGGCGTGATCGTCCGGGCCTCGAGCAAGTCGCGCAGTTCCGCCTCGGTCGTCAAGCCCGACGAGAAGCGCAGCAGGGCGTTCGCAACGCGATCGAGCCCGAGCTGCTGCGCCATCTGCGCCGCGATCGGGTCGCTCGCGATGCCCCGGTCGAGCAAGCCCTGGACGAAGTCGCGCTCCTCCGGCGTCAGCTCGTCGTTCGCGAAGGCTTCGGCCGGGCTGAGCGCGCCCTCGATAATCGAACGCACCTCCGGCTCGTCAATCTGTCTGCCGGTGAGCTGCGTGATCGCGTTGCCGACCTCAGTGAGGCCCAGTTGCAGAGCCACCGACGCGGTCCTGGTGTCAAGCGGCCTCGTACCGGCCAGTAGCTCGTTGATGAACGCCGTCTGCTCCTGCGACCGGAGCGGGAAGAGCGCCTGGTTGAACGTCCGGTCCACGCCGGAGATGTCTTGCAGTAGCGCCGCGATCATCGGATCCGCTGTCATCTGCTGCAGCCGGCTCGCGCGATCAGAGAAGTTCAATTCTGGAAAGGGGAAGGGCTGCAGCCGGAAGTCCCGAATGCGGTCGGCGAATCCCCGCTGCGGCTTCTGCAGCGCGGCCGCGGCGCCGCCGAGTCCTTCGAGAAAGCTCGACCAGAGGTCGCCCGGCAGATCGGCCTCGCTCGCCGGCATGATCGCTCCGTCCTGGGCACGGCGTGGCGAGTCGCCGTTCGTGCGACGCCCGTGCATCAGCACTTCCATGACGGCGCGCGACGCGTTCTCGCGCGTCTCTGGCTCGTCCTTCGAAGCCTTCGGCGCGATGATCGAGCCCGGCGCCAGCAGCGCAAACTCCGTGCCCGCCTCCCCGACGGTGAACAGCTCCGGCCCTTCGACGACGGTCGCGCCCCCGGCAGCCTCGTAGACGCCATCCTTGCGGCGGCGCATCTCGACGACGGCCCCCCTCGCAGCCCCGATCGGCGGGACTGGCGGCGTGAAGCGCTGGACCAGTTCTTCGAAGGTCACGCGCGGGATGTTCGAGATCTGCCGCGCAAGGTCCTCGCGGGCCCGCTGTCCGCCCTCCAGCACCGACTCGACGTTGAACGCGCCGGTCCGGCGTGCAGGGGGAGTCTGGCCACCCGCCAGGAAGAGCAGCCTGATCACGTCGCGCGGCGACTGCGCAGCCTCGGCGATCAGCTCTTGCCGCTCGAGCGTCGGGAAGACGCCTTCGCCGGAGCCGAGCGCCTCCAGGATGGCATCGCGCAGTCCGGCAGGGTCGCCCGCGTTCGCAAGGAAGATCTGCGGCGCGGCCATCCCCAGCGCGGAGAGCGCTTCGCTGAAGCCTGAGCTGATCGATTCCGTGACGCCCTGTGCTCGCTCGCGGGCGCCGGCGCCGAGGGTCAGGTTCAGCTCGGTCATGAGACGTTCGAGCGCGGCCTCGTCTGCCAGCCGCTGCCGGTCGGTCGCGGCCTGCTCGCTCAGTTGGTCAAGCTGCCGCTGCTCTTCGAAGGTGAGGCCACCGGCCCCGCTTCGGTCCAGCTCCAGAATAAACTGGCACGAGAGAACGTCGCCCGCCGCGCACTGCCGCTCGAGCACTTCTCTCGGGGTACCGCCGGTCTCCGTCGTGCTCGTTGCCGTCGCGCCCGTCCCTCGGCCGCGGAGTCCCAGCAGATTCGCGATGTCCCGCGCTTCGTCTCCGGTCGGCGGTCGCTGGGTCGTCGGGGCTCGCGGCGTCTGCTGCCCAGACTGAATCAGGATCGCGTTCACCCGCACGACGCCGGCACCGCGTTGAATCACCTTTGTAACCCGGTAGATGTTCCCATTCTGGGAGAAGGTGCTGCCAACGTCAGCGCCGGGCTGATCTTGGAGGCGGAACTCCGGGCCGAGGCTGGTCTGCGGCGGCGGCGGGGTTGCAACTGGAGGCGGCATCTAGAATATCTCCTCTCCGGCTGGCGCCTGCATGACTCCAGCGGGCGACGTCGGCTCTGGTTGCAGGTACGGCAACAGCGCCAGGCCGTGGGCCCCGAGTCGCTCCAGCGCCATCGCCGCCAGCGGCGTCTGCGGCGACGCCTGAGCGAGCGCGGCCGCTACTTCCTCGTGCGTCATCTCGAAGACGCGCTTCGCGAAGTCGCGCGGCGACACCTTTCGCGTGCCGACCGGCGTCGGCCCGGCGAGCGACGCCTGCAGGTATTCGACGTCCCCCTGCAGAAGCTCGTACAGGTCCTGCGCCAGCAGGTCGAGTTCGTGAACACCTCCGCGCCTGTTCGTGGCCATCAGACGAACGCCTGCGCTGTCAGCGGACGCTCCCCGCCGGGCTGTCGCGCCTCTCCCGGGTTCCTGCCGCCTTGCGGACGCGCCGTCGCCTCGTCACCGTTCTGCGAGAACGCGCCGGCCAGCGCGGAACCGGCTGATCCGATGTCCCCCACCTCCTGCTGCGCCGCGGCGAAGAGCTCCTGCAGCGCCTCAAGCGGCGGCTGCCCGGAGATCGCCCGCTGCTCCAGGTACGCCTGAATCGCCGGCTGCTCCCTGATCCTGTCCAGCAGCACCATGCGGCGTTCCGCCTCCGGGTCGCGCACCCGCGACTCCCGCATCCCGCGCTCCTTCGACCACATGCCGGACTGGACCATCAGGACGTTGTGGGTGTCCCACGCGATCTTGTCCTGCAGCGTCTGGAAGCGGATATCGACCATGACGTCGGAGATCTTCGGAACGTCGCGGGGGGTCAGCACGGTCTCGGCAACGCGAGACCGGCCGCTGCGCTCTTCGAAGACGAGCCCCGACACGCGCACCGGCGCCCGCACGGTGTCCTTCGTAAGCTCCAGGTACATCTTGCCCAGCTCGCCCAGCGTCATCTTTGCCTGGTCGACGCGCGGCTTCAGCACGGCCATGATGCGTTCGGCGACAGCCGAGAGCACGACGCCGGGCGTCCGCGTGCCCGCGAACTGCGGTACCGGCGAAAGCGTGAACCGCTCTGCGAGCTGCACCATCGAGTTGAACAGGTTGATCGCGCCACCGTCCAGCGGCGGAGAGACGAACTTCAGGTCCGAGCCCGGCGGCAGGTCGTGGTGCCGGCCGGCCTCGAAGTCGGTGATCACCGTCTCCGCGGCGGATGCCATCGTGCCGACCGCCTCATGCGTCGTCACGGGCGTCGGCGTGCTGGTCGCGGTCCCCTGCGCGACCAGTGTCGACAGGAACTGGTTCACCCACGGCTCCAGGTATTGCAACGGGTAGAGCACGCTCAGCGCCTGCAGGGTTGGGTCGGAGAACGCCAGCGCGCTCCCCGACGCCCACAGGTAGGGCAGCCGGCCCAGGTCGTTCTCGTACTGGAAGACGTTCCCGCCGATGCGCACGAAGACGTCCTGGTCGGTCCAGAGCTCGTCGACCTTGACGCGCGGCCCCAGTCGGAGGCCCGGCATGATCGTCGGCGTCGGTTCGTCCGCGCTGCGCACAACCTGAATGCTGCCGTTCAGAGAGGCGCGGAGCCCCATCTGCCGGAAGGCGTCCGCCGTCGGGCGAAGGCCCGTCTCGAGCGCGTAGCCACGGCCCCACTCCGACCGTGGCGGCTTGAAGGTCGCCCCGTCGACCACGCGCGTCTTGAACGGGACTGGCGGCGCGGCGCGCAGGTAGTCCTCCACGCGGTCGTTGTACTGCTCGTCCGACTCTTCCTCGTTGCGCTCCGGGAAGTCTGTCCACGCCCGGCGCAGCGTCTTGAACGCAACGAAGCCGTCCCCGATCAGCCCGTCCCAGAAGCGGTAGTACATCGCCGACTGCGACCATCGCTCCTGCCCGTCGAAGCAGAGCTGCAACCAGGTCCGCGCCCGCTGCGCGAGCTCCAGATCCGACGTCGCGACGTGGAACTCGGCACGCTCTTCGCCGGCCACCGCCCCGATCACCGTCTCGACCAGTCGGAAGCTGATCGGCACGCGCACGCCCTCTCCGAGATAGCGCTGATAAGCCTCCGGCGCCTTCGGCTTCAACCGCATGAACCGCTGCTTCCGCAAGCCGAGGATCAGGTTGTCGCGCTCGCGCGACTCCGCCTCGAGCCCCTGGATCGTTCGATCGACCCACGCCTTCACCTGGCCGCCGATTCTCTTCGGAGGAGTCATTGGAATCGGTACCCCGTCACTGTGGCCGTTCGGCGCTGCACGCCGCGCATCCACTGGTGGCGCGTGAAGTAGTCCACGAGCCAGCACCCGACGCCCTTCAGTCCGTCGCAGTCGCGCTTCACCGGCTCGGTCCTGAGCGGCCGGCCGTCGGCGTCGGGGAAGTAGCGCCAGCTCTTCCACTCATGCGCGAAGTGCGGGCACGTCTCGGGGTTGAAGAAGAAGTTACAGCCACCGGTGTGCGGCCGCTCGAGGTAGTACCAGTACCGGTCGATGATCTGGTTCGGCGTCGGCGCCGGCTCCGCCATGCGCAGCTTGAGGCCGGTCTCTTCGTACCAGATATCGAGCGCCGACTTCGCGTTCCCCATCCCGTGCTGGCGCGCCGCCCACGGGTCCATCACGCCGCCGACGACGTTGTCCCAGGCCGGCCGGCGCTTCACTTCGGCGATCACCGACTCGTGCGGCGTCTTCCGCGCGACCACCTCATCGATCACACAGATGTCATCTTCCTGAATCTGGATGAAGTGAACGGCGTAGTGCGACGGGTGCCAGCCGGGATCGATCGAGATCTCAACGGGCAGCCTCTCGCCGTTCGCGGCCAGCGGCATCAGCCGGCGCCGCGAGTCGGCGCAGAACGGCAGCATCCCGCGGCGGAACGTCTTGTTGAAGACGAGCAGCTCCGAAGGCGCGGGTTTACCAAGCACACGGTGCGCAAACGTCGACGGCCGCAACGCCTTGCGCAGCGACGCGATCTCGAGGTTGTCGACGCCGCCGGGGAAGTCCTGCTTGTTCTCGTAGAGGGGTACGGCAATGCTCGAGCCAGACTCTTCGTTCGGCCACGCCTGCCACCGCTCGTACGCCGCCTGAAACCACGGCGACGCATCTTCCAGTGTTCCCGAGAGCCATACGCGGCCGCGGCGCGTCGACACGCGGAGCCGCAGCTTCTCCAGCGGGTCCCGTGCGTTCAGGCCGGCCTCGACGACGAGGATCAGGTCCGGGGCCTCGGAGACCAGCGCGCGCTCGATGTCCCAGAGCGATCGCGTCTCAACGCGGCAGACCGTCTCCATCGTCTTCGGGTCGATGATGTCGATCGAGGACGGGCCCTTCTCGTTGATGCTCACCCGCTTCTTCGTGGTGATGCCGGCGTTCAGGCAGGCCTCCGCCATGTAGCTGAACTCCTTCATCGTGTCCCGGTACTGCGGGCCCGCGATCCAGATAAGCGTCGACACAGGCACCCAAGCCATCGCCTCCATCGCCGTCGCAACGCTCTTGCCGACGCGCTCGGCGCCGGAGCAGAGGACGAACGTCGCCGGGCTGTTGTGGGCCGACGAGAACGAGGGCCACGGGTGGTAGCCGGCGGCGCCACCCCCGATAGTAAGAAGCCGCAGTCTTGACCAGACCGCGGTTCGCATCTCGCTATCCGGGGCACGAAGCCCCACCTCAGCGCGGCGCTGCCAGATCGTCCTGCTGTCGGGTCGGCTCAGTACGGCCAGCGGATCCCGCTCCAACTCCGTCGTCGCCTCCCGCAGCGTGGGTGCGGCCATTTCCAGCATCCTTCTCGATCTTGTCGAAGAAGTCGTCCATCTCGGCTTCGTGCGCCATCGGCGACCGCTCGGCCGGACGTTCCGGGACCCTCCCCTTCGCCTGCTTCAGCAGCAGGTCGGCGAGCTTGTTCACGTCGATCGCGTCCTTTTCGTAGATCGCCCGGATCAGGTCGAGCACCTTGAACGCGCCCTCCATGTCGGCGATCTTGCCGCTCGCGATCGACGTCTTCAAGGCCTGCGCCACCGCCGGCAGCGTCGGCGCGAGCAGCTCGTTCACCACGAGCTCGAAGAGCGCATCGCGCCGGCTGATCGCGTTCGGCGCCGTCATCGCAGTGAGTGGATGACTTCCAGTTGGTCGATGCCGATGTCCCGCGGCAGGACCAGCGCACCGTTCTCGGCCCGCCGCACCACCTGCCCCGAACACCGCGCCCCGAACATCCGGCGCTGCGCGCCCGTCAGAGGCGCTCCGTCGACCTGGCCGTCCTCGAGGATCTTGCAGGCCTTCTCTTGCGACATGTCGAGCTGCCCCGGCATGTCCATCATCTCCCCCTGTTCGTCAGCCACGCGGCACCGCCCCCCGTCCCTCGCCCTCGAGCAGCACGACGTACTCCTCGAGGCCTCTGCCCGACCCCCACCGCTCTTCGCAGTAGGACAGGTGGGCGTTGAACGTCTGCGTGAGCCAGCGGTCGACCGCGTCCGCGCCCGGCCTATTCGGCGGCAGCAGCCCTTCCGGGATCCACGTCACCGGCGTCCGCGCCGCGATCGGCGGCTCCGTACTCTCCGATGCCTCCGGGCTCTCCGGCCCCTCCGGCGTCGTCAGCTCCGGACCCGTCTCCACCGGCGTCCCCGGCAGCTGGTTCCCCGGCTCCTCGCCCTGACCCATGCTTCGCCCTCGCTTTCCGCTCCCGGAAGTCCTCTTCCTTCATCGCCCTCAGCTCCAGGAAGACCTCCTCCAGGCTGTTCGCCGACGGCACCACTTCCACCGCCTGCGCCCCCGACAACCCGAACTGCCGCCGCAACTCCGCCTCCGCCCACGCCCCAATCGCCTGCCCGGACCGCAGCACCACCGGCGCCGCCTCCGGCGTCTTCGTCCCTTGCGTCACTTCATCGCCTCCTGCAAGACTTCCCACGGGCTCCGCCCACCAAACGGCACGCCCGGCGCCCCCGCGGCAGCACCCTCCACCACCGCTCCCGCCTCCGCCCGCTTCGCCGCGCCCGTCCGACGCGAACGCGCCGCCCCCCGCCGGCCACCGAAGATCTCATCGATCGCCGCCGTAAACGGCCCCTTGAACTCTCGCTGTGGCGTGATGAACGGAGTGCCTGGCGGTCGCGGAGGACGGCGGCTGTATCGCGGTGGACGACGGCTGTATGGACTAAGGGGTTGGGTGGCCAAGACCAGTACACCCTCCGAAAAGAGGACGCACCGACCTCGCCGTCATCATAACACCAAACCCACCCTTCCCCGCAAGAGGGAAGGAAACGGGACGCTGGAAGGGCAGCAGTAGTAGCGTGGGGAGCCGAGGGGCCTGGGGTCTTTTGCCTCGGTCCGTCGAAGATCGGCGCTTGGGTCGATATAGACCTCCCGGCCAGACTCGCCGGTCCTGTCCGGCGGTAGACTCAGAGGCCAAGCCAGCGCATCTGGCCATTCGGTCGGTACCAGATACATAACCGCCGGTCGATCCAGCAGCTCCGAAAGGGTGAAGTCTACTTCCTGAATTGCATTTGTGGTAAGGCCTCCCGCGTGGGGTGTGTAAATTGCCCCTAACGTTGTCACCATGTCCCATGACAACGAGGGACAACGTCGGGCCGAAAAAGGTTGTCACCGAAAAGTGCTCTCCCCCCCTCCGCTCACATCTACGATATAGTTAACATGTTAACACATATCGTATCTAACGTTGTCACCCTTGTCCCCGCGTTGTCACCGTTTCTTGAGACAGCGTAGGGGGATGAGCAATAATGGTCATGTTGAATCTGAGGAGCTGGGGGGGGTAGGGGTGACAGGGTGACAGGGTGACAGGGGTTAGTTAATGCTTCGGGAATTGTGTATCTGAATGATAAGGGAGGTTAGCATGAAGGTCGTAGGAGTGGCGCTGGTGCTCGGGGTGGTGCTGGCCGGGTGTGCTGGGGGGTCGGGGCCGGGAGGTGGCGTGGCGCCGGCGTCGACGGTGGACCGTGCGCGGCTGTCGGAAGAGCAGGCGCGGGCGGTGTTGGTGGACGAGGTGTGCGCGATCATGCCGGGGCTGCTGGAGGAGCTGGAGGTGCGCTACGACGGGGATGGCTGGTGGTCGGCGGAGATGGCGGCCGGCGTGCATCCGGGGGCCCGGTTCCGGCTGGATGAGCGCTCGGGCGTGGTGTACCGGGAGAACGCGGCGGCGCGGCTGTTCGCGCGGACGTGCGCGCCGGAACGGCTGCGCTGATTCCTGAACGAGATTTCAGGTAAACTGGCCGGCCAGGGGGCTTGACAAGTCGTACGCTGTCGGAGTAGACTTGTGCTACATAGTAGCAGTTGCCTGGACGGTGTTAGGGCGCCGTCGGGCGAGCGACTGGAAGGAGTGCTTCATGGACAAGCTGGCGTGGATTCAGGAGCGATTGGCTGAAGGGCGAACAGTGTACGTCTGCACGTACACACGGGCGACGAAGATCACCCCGAAGGCGGCGAAGCGATGGGCGGATGCCGGGCTCGCGCTGTTCAAGGTCGATGGCCGGGGGTCGCTGCTGATGGCCCGCGGTAAGCACTACGACTGCATCGACGGCTGCGCGCTGCGAGCGGGGCAATCATGAACAAGCGACGCGCAATTCTGAACCTGATAGCCCTAGATGTGGCCGAGCATGGCAAGCTCTCGCGTGACGGTATCCGGCTCTACGTCGAGAACCGCATAAGCTGGGAGGCCATCCAGCCGTACATCCAGGCAGGGCAGGCCATCTACGACCGCAGGCCCGGTTGCGACTGCGAGGGCGCTTGCAAGATCGTTGACATGCCTATGGCGTAGGGCGTTCGTTGGGAAGGGTGCGCGCCCCGGTTTAGGGACCGGGGCGCGCGTGGACAACAGAAGGAGTGCTTCCGTGTCCGAGAACATTCTACCATCGTGGATCAAGCGCCCGGTTCCCGAGAGCCGGCCGCGTGAAGAGCACGAGCTGATCGACACAACGGGTTTCGATGAGGCAAGGCGGGACATCGACGCAGAGCTGGAGCTCGTCGACGAGCTGCTGCAGTCGCCGCGGATCAATGGCGGCCGGGGCGCCGTCGAAGCGCGCCGGCATGAGCTGGTCGCCGAACGAGCGATCCTAGACGCAGTCGAGGGCTTCCCGCTGGCACCTTCGGCTATCGCCGCGCTCGAACAGGAACAGGCGACGCTGGAGTTTGAGGTCGAGCGCCGGAAGATCGGGTTCAATGGACGCGCGGGCTACACGCAGGCCGCGCTATCCCGGCAACGCAGACTCGGGCAAGGCGCCACGCTCGCAGAGAGTCGTATCGCTGGCGCTCCGGGCGAGCTGGCCGCGCGGCTCGCCATGATCGCGGCGCTAATGCCGGCGCTGGTCGACAGGACATTCAGCGCATGAGCCGCTTCACGGTCAAGCAGCTCGACATCTTCGGCCGGGAGCATGACACGTTCCTTGCCGAGAACGAACGAGACGAGACGCAGGCGCGCTTGCCTGTCAGCGAAGGGAGAACGACGGTGCAGACGTTCGACGTGTACGTTACGGAGCTCTGGACGCGGCGCTACAGCGTCGATGCGGAGAGCGAAGAGGCGGCGATAGCGATGGTCAAGGATCAGGGCGATGACGTGATGGCGGTCCAGCTCGGGAAGGTGCCGGGCATGAGCGTCGGGGACCCGGAGCTCGAAACGACATTCGACCCCGACGGTACCGAGGTCGACGCGAAGGCCCTCTGCTGGACGGTCGAGAAATCACAGCACAACATCTCGCTGCCGACCGAGGTAGCACCGGGGGACTTTGTGGCCGTTGGTGGTGTCGTCGAGTACTACGAAGACCCGGTCGACGTGCTGGCGGAGATCATCGAGGGGCTCGACGCAGGCGGCGAGCAGAGCCGCGCGTTCGCCAGTGAGATCAGGCGCGGTCGCGCGGCCGTCGCGCAGGCGAGGCGGGCGTCATGACGGGCGAGCAGGTTCGAGAGGGGCGCCGGGGCCGGGGCTGGACGCAGGAGCGCCTGGCCTCGGCTCTCGGCGTGTCGGTGGCGACGGTGCAGTCGTGGGAGCAGGGCCGGCGAGGGGTTCCCCAGATGGCCGAGCGCCTGATGCGCCGGCTCGGGCTACGCTGGACGCTCGATACCTAAGTTTCGAAGCGAGGGGCGAAGCGATACTTTTGCAGGCGAGAGTATCGAGGGGTTAGCAGTCGCAGCGCCAGTACGCGCCGCAGGTGGCGCAAAGGTGGCCGTCGGGCGGGTCTACGAGCGCGATCGTGGGGTGCGTGGTGCCGTCGGGGTCGGAGACAAAGGCATCGGGCACGGGCATCCGGAGCGGTGGGTGAAGCGTTTCGCGGGTTCGGCGCTGGTTGTAGGCACGGCGGGCATCATCCAATATGGTCTCGAACCGCTGGCGTTCCGCTAGCAGTTGTGACACCCAGTCCTCGATCGGCGGCAGCTCCGAGGGGATCATCGCGGCGGCTTCCTGTCCTTAGCAAAGAATGCCTCCCGATTGCGCGTGATCCGTTCGTGTTCGAGCTCCTCTGCTCGCTCGTCCCACTCCTCCGGCTTCGGCTTGTAGGCGCGGCAGAAGGGGCAGCTGACGCCATGCTCCGTTCGCCACCAGGTGTGCCGTCCGAAGCGGCAGAATAGACGGCCAACGAGGATTCGTACGCGCGACAGCTTACGGTAGGCAATCAATCCAAGCACCTCCTCCGGAAGAAGAACAAGGGCGATTCCGCCGGAACCGGCATTCTCACGCCCCTGAATCGAAATCTGAGGCCATTAGTAGTGATCCCCAGGGCTCACCCGCACGTGGGCCAGGATCGCGCGCTCTTCGGCCCCTGACATGGCGTAGCGCCGGAGCATCGCCGTGCTCTTCCAGCCGGCCAGCGTCATGAGGTCCGCGTCCCCGCCGCCGCGCTTGCGCCAGTTGTGAGACCACGTGTGACGCAGAACGTGGGGATGGAGGCCGATGATCCCTGCCGCTTGGCCCCGCTCGACAACGATGCGTTGGAGCTGGCTGAAGGAGAGGCGGCCGCCTATCCGCGAACCAATGAACAGCGCCGTAGCGTCGGGCTTGGCGTATTCGTCGCGGACGCGCAGGTAACGGTCGAGCTCGACTGCAGCCTTGGTGCCGATGGGAACGTGGCGGATCGCCCCGCCCTTCGCCCGGCGAACGTGGAGCAATGGTCCTGCCTGCGGTTCGCGTGACCCGCGCTCGCCCCACTGCACGTCGTCAACGTCGAGGGCTAGGAGCTCCTGGCGCCGTAGCCCCGTGTCGAGCATGATTCGGATGATCGCCCGGTCGCGTCGGTCGTACCACGACGTCCCTTTGCACGTAGCTAGGAGCCTCGTGCCTTGCGTATCGCTCAGGACCATCGCCGGCGGTGGCGTCGACTGCGGGCGCTTCATGTTGCGCATCGGGCTGTCCGGGATCTCCTCCTCGTCCTTCAACCAGCGCCAGAACGTCCTGAGATGGTCGAAGCGTGTCTGCGCCGTGCCAGCGCTGCGGGTCTCCTGCTGGTCGATGACGTAGGACTCGATGTGCTCGCGCCGGATAGCGCTGGGGTCGAGGGGCATCCCGCGGTCTGTTAGGAACCGGGACAGGGAGCGGAGGCTCTGCTCGTAACTGGAGAGTGTCATCGGCGAGACGTTGCGGGCGCGGAGATTGCGCAGGTACGAGTCGGCGTAGGAATCGAGCGTTCTCCGGCTCGTGGCTGGCGGCTGGTCTATTATTCCAGGAATTATTCCGTTCATTCTTCGTCCTCCTCCTGTAGCACGTACTGGATACTGGGCCCGCCAGCGGTCTTCTCGGCGCGCTTCTGCAGTCTACCAGCGGCCACGAGCGTTTGCAGGTACGGCTCGAGCGATCGCAGCGTCATCTTCGTGGCGCGCAGCAGGTCGCGCTGCTTCATCGTCCCGCCGCCGGCGCGCACGACGGAGACGACGCGGTCGAGGGCCTCGCGGTCCCGGTCGCGGTCGTTGCTCATGATCTGGCCGACCAGGTCGCGGGCGCAGTCGAAGGCGTAGGAGTACATCTGGATCGCCTGCTCGACGGCCTTCGGGTGCAGCTCGCCCAGCTCGGCGGTTCCCCGGCTGGCCATGATGCCGATCGCGAGCTTGACGATCTGCGTGCCGGCGCGCTGCGACAGGTCGGCCGGGTCCGCGTTCTCGTTCTGCCACGCCTGCTCGAACTTCACCAGCCAGCGCTCGAGCACCTCAATGCCGGCGCCGGCGCTGATCTCGCCCTCGTACTCGGAGAGCTGGCGCAGGTGCTGCACGAGCGAGGCGCGCTGGTGGGCGGCGACGCTGCGGTCGCCGACGTCGTGCATGAAGTGGCCGAAGCTGTTCTCCGGGCGCTTGGCCGTGACGAAGAGCCACCGGGAGATGAAGCCGCCGCGGACGTCCTCGCGCTGAGCGTCCTGGATGAACCAGATGGGCTTTGCGGCCGCGAGGATCGTGACGGCCGGCCGGTGGATGCGGTACGTCTGGCCCATCGTGCGGCGCGTCACGGTCGGCTCAGAGTCCCAGAACTGGGTGATGGTCTCGATCGTGCCGGCGTTGTAGTCGCGGCGGAGGGCCTTCAGCACGGCGCCCATCTCGCTCCAGCGCATGATGCCGGATGGTCGCTCGGAGAGCTGGGAGTAGAGCGCCTCGCGGGTGAAGTCCTGTGGTAGTGGGAGCGTCTCGTCGACCTCATTGAGCAGGGAGATGGGGAAGCCGGTGGCCGTGGTCTTGCGGAGGCCGGAGCCGCCGTAGAAGCAGACCCAGATGGCCGGGTAGACGCGCTCCCAGCCGGCGTCGAAGTAGACGCGGTTGCCGAGCGCAGCGCAGCAGGCGGCGACGGCCGCGTACCTGTGGAACAGTACGGGCGCATCGGTGCGGGCGCTGCAGTAGTCTTCATACGCCTTGACGAACGCCACACGGCCTCCAGCCTGGTGTCATCGGCCTCCTGCCCTCGCGTATCCGGCGTAGCCGTGGGGACTGCGCCGGACGTGCGATCACAGGATCGCTACTCGCCCTCGGGCTTCTCCGGCTCGGTGCTGGGCTCCGGCGCCGTGGGCTCGTCGCCCTGCGGCTCTGCCGGCGTCTCAGGCTGGGCCTGCGGCTCGTCCGCCGTTGGTGCTGGCGTTTCTCCGAACATGGTGGTCTACCTCCTTTCGTCAGTTTCGAGTGGTGGCTAGGTGGGTAGCGGAAGCTGGGCCGCGTCGGGCTCGCGCTCTACGATGCGGGTGTCCTGCTCTTCGCGTTCCCAGACCACAACCGCGCTGGGGAACGGCGCTCCGGCGTTCGACCCGCCGAAGTGGACGCGGCCAGGCAGGAAGCGCACGAGGGTCAACAGCGGATGCGCAGCGATGCGGTCGTAGGCTGCTTCCTTCAGGACGAACCGCTGCCACATCTTCGTGTCGGTGCGAGCTGGGATCAGCGCGACGACGCGCTCGGCATGGCCAGCCTCGACCTCAGCGACCGCCTTCTCAATCCACGCGGGCATCTGGCGACCGTAAGGCGGGTTGCAGTACACCCTTCCACGCCACGGAGCTGCTAGGCCGTCGAGCGCGGGGCACGAGCCGTCGTAGAACACCCCGCCCCTGCTGTGGATGCGGTAGGCCGAGTAGTGGTGTTCTCGCTGGCCGCACGGATCGAGGTCGAAGGGGCCGAACTCGGCGTCCAGGGCGTCGAACAGCGCCTCCGGCGTGGCCCAGTCGGTTGTCAAAGCGACCTTCATGTAGCCTCGGTCAGTCACCTGTCACCACCATGACGTAGCGCCGCGCTTCATCCGACCAGCGCCAGTCCAGCACCCTGTCCGTCAGCGAGAGCACGTCGCCCTCCGGCGCGCGTTCGTAGCGCAGCGCGATCTTCTGGCGGACCGGCTCAGCGTGCAGGTAGCAGGCGTACTCCGCGCCACGCCAGACCATGCGATGCCGCTCAGGGCACCGCGGCGGGCGTACGTCGCTCTCACGCAGCGCAGAGGCGGGCTCGGCCAGCAGGCCGGGGGCCTTGCGCAGCAGCCACGCGACCACTGGGTTGAGCAGGCTGTAGTGTCCGAGCACGGTGTTGCCGGCGTCGGGAGCGGGGTCAACCACGGTCGAGCTCCACCTTCGCTAGCAGGGGCTCGGCGAGGGCCAGGGCATCGTCAATGCGCGGGAGACTAGGGTGTTCCAAATGGAACATCGCATCAACGAACACGTCATGTGCCTTATCGTTGTCTACCCCGTCATCTAGCGCATCGCTGTAGGCGTCCATGTTATCCGTGGCCCACAGCCCAGCAGATGTGACAAGATCATGCCTCGCTCCATCCAGCGCCCGTAGCGCCGCAGCCAGGGCGCGGGCGGCAGCCAGACCATCCGCCGTCGGGCTGAACCCTAAGCGTTCGAGCTTGTGTGAGGCAGGCGCGGTCTCCCACAGCAGCCAGGTATCCGGCCATTCGGGGTCGGCCTGCTCTGCTTCGGCTGCCGCTATCAGCGCCGCAAGCTGCGTGGGGTCAGTCATGGCTCAGGGCCTCTCGTAGCTTCCGAATGCGTGTGTGGCCTGGACACTCACATTGTTCGCCTTGGCCATTCATCTCATGCCAAGAATCGACCGCACGAATCGCGACAGACCAAGGACGACCTTCAGCCTCCAATTCTGCGATGCGTTGCTCCAGAGCGTCTACCTGGAGGAGGAGGCGGCGGCTGAAGTCTATGTCTGATTGCGTCCATTGACCGCCGGGATCGATTCCTTCCGGCAACGGGACCATCTCATTGAGAAAGGCGAGGTGCGCCTCCCGCTCCTCGCGTGTAGGGTGGGTGTGTACGCGGCAGGGATCGTCCGTATCCCCGCCCTTGCCTGTGAAACATGCGGCGCAGAGGTCGAGCGCATCCTCTGGCGGTACGCGGAGCGCCTTCCCGCAGCACCGGCATGGTGTGTCAATCAGGTCGTCACGTGTAGGCTGGCTGTCGGGACTCTGCCGTGTCACCTGGCTCCCAGGCCCGTCGGTGATCACGGTCTCACTCCCCCGTGATAGACCGCAAGCAAGATCGCGGCGTGCTCCCAGCAGATCAGTCTGATGCCAAGACCAGGTATTTCCCACGCATCTATTCCCCGCCGCGAACCCAGGCCGTCGAGTTCGCAGACGATACCGTAGATGCCTCCCTGCGTTATTCGCTTCACGGCCACAGCCCGTGACACTCGGCTGAGAACCGCCAGTGATACCACGAGCCGTAGTCGGCGTAGAGCTGGTAGCCCACGGCGATGTTCGTCGCTGGGTCGTACAGCGCCGCTGGCCCGTCCACCTTGTCCCAGTGGCTCGCGTAGTGAATCTGCATGAGGCCCAGGCTCCCTCCGTTCTCCGCGTTCGGGTCCCCGCTGCTCTCGCACTGGATCACGGCGAGCGCCTCCGAACAGGGCCAGGGGTAGGCGCAGACGAGCGGCTCCCATTGCGCCTCCACTGGGCCGTTCCCCACTGGCGGATAATCCGAGCGCGCAGCCGATGGTGGAGGCGCTCCTCTGTCCTCGAAAGGAGCCTCCACATCGAGGGCCACCGTCCCACGCCCCATAGGCCCAGGGCTAACAGGCCAACGATACACCCAGCGTAGAGTAGTGAGCGCATCTCCAACTCCTTCTATCCCCCACGCAGCATCGGCTAGGGCATTCGGCTCAGGCAAATCTCGCACGACAGCCGCTCCGCTTCGCGGAAACTGCCGCACGAATGTAGCGTGATCGGCCTGATAAGGCGTCTCACCCAGAGTATGAATCGTCTCACGCATTCCTCCTTCCCGCCCGGCGACTCCGGCAGCCGCCGCGACGATCATCGCGGCCAGGACTGCTGAAAGGAGCGACCGAGCTGGGCATCTTATCTGTGTTCTCCGTCGCTAGGTTCGCGGCGCTTGGCGATGTCCACCGTCTCGCCGCGAAACGTCATGCTGATGCCCGTGATGCCGCCCGGCTCGTCCACGAGCTTCTGCATCTCCCGCTGGAACTTGCGGACGGCGCTCTCAGCGACCGTCGGCCTCTTGCGCTTTCGCGTTCCCATGCTTCCCTTCCCTTCTCCCGCTAGGCGGGCTAGGTGGCTGGCTGGCAGGGGCTTCGTGCGAGGCCCACCCCTGATTCGGCCCCTCGCGGCCTCACAACGGGTACTCACGCGCTTTCCCCGGTGTTAGCATCCTCTCCGGCCCCTACGTAGGACGCTGGGGGTTCGTCCACTCGGCGCAGCGCCAGTCCGCCAAGTTCATAGTGATCCTGCTCATAGTCCGAGGCGGCTGCGATCTCTTCCTTGCTTGGCCTATACCACTCGAACTCCGGCGTCAGACCGTCCGGCACCCTGTACCACGCTGATACCCCCGCTCCTTCGCAGTCCGTCTCAGATAAGACGCGGCACGGCACGATCATCGGCGTCGTTCCTTCGTCAACGTCTACCGTGACGGCGCGGTGTCCGCATTCGGGGCAGGTGTAGGTGTTGATCGCGCTCATCGCGGCATCTCCTGATCCCCCAGGTCGCCGGGCAGCGGCTTCCCTGGCCGGACTCCGGCGTCTTGCTTCCCGTGCCACGGAACTCCCACGAGGCGGCAGTCCTCGCGCAGCGCACGCACCCATGCGAGGTCGAGCGGGCGATGGTGCGGTCCCGACTCGCCGCCGACGATAACGAGGTCGAGGCGGGGCACGAGCACCCTCATGCGGCCGCCGCTGTCCCCTCTGTCGCAATCTCCGCCGCAGTATTCGTCATCGTGTGGTTTGTGCAGCACGTTGGGTTCCCTGCCGCCACACTGCGTACAATATGGCCCGCCGCGTCCTGTCGCCTTCGCCAGCCCTTCGTCCCACTTGCCTTCAAAGGCGTGGTGTATCCAGTCGCCGTCGGTAACGGCTTCTAGGTATTGGTCGAAGTCCACCGGCCCCAGGGCAGGCTCGTAGCTCACGAACCGCCGCGCCGCAGGCGTCTCCAGCAGCAGCGGGATACGCTCGTCTGCCGTCTCCTGGTCTTCCACCGAGACGCCCAGCATGACGTTGGGGCAACCCGTCGGCGCTACGTCGCGCGGCAAGTCGTACTCGCGCTCGAAGGCCGATTGGAACCAGCCGATGTGGAACTGGAAGTCCTCGTCGGTGAGGAGGGCGCGCATCCGCTCGGGCCGCTTCGTGAGCAGCATGAACGTGTGCCAGTGGCACGCCGCCATCACGCCCCAGATCATCTGCAGCGCCTTCACGTCGATGTCCTCGTGGCACCAATCCGTCATGTCGCACACGAAGATGCGGCTCGGCGTCTTCAGCCGCGCCCACGCCGCGAACTCCGACTCCCTGAGCTTCCACGTCACCCGCCCGCGGTTCGCCTCGGTGTACGGCACGCCGTTGCCGAAGCGCAGGTTCAGCGTCTCGGCGTAGCAGTTGCGGCACCCCCGCGATACCTTCGTGCAGTACCAGCCGCGCTGCCCGTCCGCCTCTGCGTAGAGGGGGTTCGAGCTGTAATCGCACCAGGAGATGCTTGTCCGCTGCATCACCACTCCCCGACCTGGCCGACGGGCTGGAGGTCCTTCACGGGCACGGGCCCCGCGCACGTCGCGCACCGGCCCTCGTGCTTGTCGAACTCAGCCTGCGACGTCAGCCGGCAGCAGCACGAGCACACGCACGGGTGCTCGCCGTGGATCGTCGGCATCGGTATCTCCTCTTCCCACTGCGCGAGCGCCGGCTTGTGCGCGCACCCGGCCGCTTCCTTCAGTTCCTCGAGAGCGAGCCTGTCCCCGCCGTCACCCAGGAAGTCGAAGGCGTCGCCGTGCGGCGGGGCCTCGTGCCACGCGATCACGCGCCACGGTATGCCGAGCTCCGTCAGCGTGGCCCCGACACGCTCCATGAGCTGCTGCCCCTGGTAGCCCTGCTTCTTGCCTTCCGGCGGTGGGTCCGCGTCCGGCCAGAGGTACACCACGCGCCCGGCGAGCGCGCGCAGAGCGGCCGCGTCCGGCGTGGCACCGGCGCCGCAGATCACGCCGACGGCCGGGACGCCGATGCCCTTCCAGAGCGCGTCCGCGGCCTTCTCGCCCTCGCAGACGATGATGGCCGAGCGCCACGACGCGATCTTGTGGGCGTTGTAGAGCGGCATGGACCCGATGGGGCGATCGCCGAGGCTCATGGTCCCGTCCGGCAGCTCCCAGTAGAAGCGCTTGCCGGGGTCGGTGCGCACGTGGACCGCGACGAGCACGCCGTCGACGTCGCGGATCTCCCAGCGCGTCTCGCGATCGCGCGGCGGGCCGGTGGGTTCTCCGGCCCAGAGCTTGCGTGCCTTCAGCACGTCGATGACGGCCTCCTGGTCGCAGGAGGCGTGGCAGTGTACGACGACGGGCTGCGTGGTGCCCGCCCTCACGCTGAGGCTGGGCGTGCGGTCATCATGGGCGGGACAGTGAGTGATCCCGTGGCCGCGCTGGGCGGCCTTGCCGCAGGCGCAGCCGGAGCGCCCGCAGGAGAGGGCATCGAGGATCGACATGGCGTTCACGACACCACCCGCATGAGCTGGGTGCCGATGTAAAGCGTGTAGGCTGGGGGGATGGCCTGGCTCATACCGTCGCGCGTCATTGCCGGCGTTCCCATCAGCAGCCGCGCTTCGTCGCGGTTCGCTGTCCTCATGCGCTGGCCAAGAAAGCCGGCAGAGCCGTGGCCGTAGACGCCAACCGCCACTCCGTTGTGCTGGCAGGACGGTGCGAGAATCAGCACGTTGCTCTCGAACAGCCGATGCCGGCGCAGGTAGCCGCGGTCGCTTCGTAGGCCAAACATCGAACCGCAGAGCATAAACACGGTTTCCAACGGGGCGCCAGGCACGTTCTCGATGACGTAGGGCTTGCCTGCGGCGCAGAGCCGAGCGCGGAGCGGAGCGATCAGGTCGGCATGCGCCCTCGCGTTGTGCAACGACTTCATGACGCTGAACGCCTGGCACGGCGGGCTCGCGTGGATCACGTCGAAGCCCTCCAGTGGGTACGTCATGGCGTCCGCCTGAATGAACTCGAACGGGTAGTGCGGCTGGGGCAGGTGATCGACGCCCACGACCTCGAAGCCCGCACGGTGGTAGCCCATCGCTGCCCCGCCAGCACCACAGAACAGATCGAGTAGCCTCATAGTCGAATCTTCCCGTGCCTGGCCTCTCTCTGCCGGCCATCGTCCGCGATCGGCTCCGCCACGGTGTCGTAGAAGACGAACCCGCAGAGGCATTGCCGATCGCCGTCTTGGTTGATGCTCATGAGAACGGGGTTGGCTCCGCACTTTGGGCAGCCACGGCTTCGCGGTTCCGGCGCTTGTGCTCGCGGTGCTTCGTGTTGCGGGGGTCGCACTGGCATTCGTCGCACCACATCGCGCGACCGCTCGCTTTTGGGCGTGGCTTCGGCGGCTCGCTCTGCGTCTCTCGTTCCGGCGCTTGCTCAGGCTCAGCGGCGACGGTCTCCGGCAGCGCCATCGGCTCCGGCGCGGTCGGCGCGCCCGTGATGAACGCGAGGACGCTTGTCAGGTCGTCCTTCGCGCCCTCCATCTCGATTACGCGAATGCGAATGCGGTTGTTGTCGGTCATCCTTGCCTCCGTCTCCATGCTTCCTGCTCGCGGCCCATCGCGTTGTTGAGGTATGCGGCGAATCGTCGCGTTACTGTCACAAGCATGAGGAGGGCACGTATTCGGATTCGCCATCCCAACGACATCGGGGGATCGAGACTGCGCCCAGAGGCAAGACGATCCCATAGGGCTATCTCGTTGTAAAATGAGTCGAAATTGCCCTTCACGTGCTGATACCCCATCCGCTGGAAGCGCATTTGATGGCGGGGCATCTACCCCTGCCTCCTACGAAACTCCGCGATCAGCAGCGCCTCTGCCCGTCCCTGGTCGCTCCGCCGTCCGAGATCAACGCCCGGGAAGAGCCGCTGCGCCTGCAGGTACGATGCGTTCTTGTCCTTGCCGTCCTTGCCCACGCCGTCGAGCATCACGCCCTTCCAGCGCTGAGGCGTCACGACCTCGAAGGGGATCGCGAGCGCCGTCAGCGCCATGAGGTAGATGCCCTTGCCGTAGCCGATCGACAGGCTCGACTGCGCGCTCTGGCCCGGCCGCGTCGACACGGCCTCGATCGCGGCGACGGCGTGGCCGGCGTGGCGAAGCAGTACGAGCACGTCTCCAAGGATGTACTCGCGCCGACGTCCCTTCCCCTTCGGTACCCACATCGTCGGCGCGTCGTAGACTTCGGCGCTGTAGCCCTCGCGCAGGATGGCGATGGCGCCCGAGAGGCCAGGGTCGATGCCTATGACGTTCATGCCGTAGCTCCCGCGGCGGTCAGGCGCGCGAGAACCTGTGACTCGACGGCTGAAACCTCGTCCTCCTCAGCGCCATGCGGTTGTAGCTCACGCTCGACGCCATTCCTGACGCCGGACTTCATGCCATGTCCGCCCTCGAGCAGGAGTCCGGCCTTTCTTAGATCGCCAGCGGCTTGCTTCCAGCGCTGGTCGGTGCCGCCGCCCTGGCTGCCGCTGAGCGCCCTGGAGATTTGCGAGACGGGGCAGTATCTGTCCTGGCCGATGAGGTACTCGATGAGCGTTAGCGCGTCGGGCGTTAGGCTGCCGATCTTGTCCATGAGGCGGTCGCTCGCCTGCTGGAGGTACTTCTTGCGGAGCGCCTCCGGCGGAGCAACCTGAGCAACGCCGTTGCCGCCACCGACGGGTATGCGCGCGAGCACTTCCTGGACGATCGCCTCTTGGTCGACATGGCCCACGGCACCGCCGGTTCCGTTCGAGCCGAGGAGCTGCTTGATCTTGCGGAAGCTCTCAGCATCCACCTTGCCCGCTCGCACCTCGGCGGCGAGCCGCTCGTTGTGCTCGGTGGTCTTCTTCAGCTCGCCCTCGAGGTCGCTGACCTTGTTGCGAAGCTCGACGAGCTCCTGCCAGCCAGGCCCGCCCTTCGTTGCAGGACCGCTCTGCTCCTCCTCTAGCTCTTCCGGCTTTGCCAGCCGAGCGCGCAACGCTGTGACGTCGGGCTTCGCCTGAATGAGCTGCACTTCGCCAACCTGCGCCGTCGCGCCGCCGTGGAAGGTCCGCCGCTCACGCACCCGGATCGTCGTGAAGCACTTCAGTTTCTCCGGCGACCACACGAAGGCCGTGCCGTCAGGCAGGCGCGGAATGCGGGTCTTGAACTCCTGCAGCCGCGGCCAGTCGTCCTCTTCCAATACGCCCTCGAACATGTCGAGCAGCGCCTTTCGGTCCTGGGGACCGACGGTGCGAAGGGCGATGAGCGTGTCGAGCTGCGTGAGCACGTCCTTCGCCACGGCCGCGCTGCGCTGCGAGATGAGCGTGACACCGAGGCCGCGGTTTCGGCCCATGCGCACGAGCCGCTCGACGGACTCGTAGACTTCCTGCATCTCCGGCCGGCGGGTCTGGGGGACGAACTCTGTCGCCTCCTCGATGAAGACGTGCCGGGCGCACGTGTTGCGGTTGCGCCGGTAGAGCTCGCGGCAGAAGTCGCGTGTGAACTGGCGCCACGCCGTCTTCGACAGCTCGCTCAGGTCGACGATGCAGGAGATGTTCTCCTCGACGACCGCGAGCGCAACGGCCGCGCCCATGTCCCGTTCGATGGGCACGTCCCCGTGCTCGCCGCCGAAGACGACGATCGGGTAGCCGCTCCTCTTTCCGTCCGCGTTCGACCGAAGGCCGTAGTGGACGCCGACCGGGTCCAGTACGATGAACGGCATCCCGCGCTCAGCGAACTCCTCTTCGATGACGCCGGCGGTGTAGGTCTTGCCCGCGCCCTTCTTCGCGAGGATCGCGATCGTGTGGGTGAGCACGTCCTGGGGCAGCTCGAACGGCTGTCCGTCCTCCGTGGTGCCGATGTTGAGTCCGCTGGTCATAGGCGTACCCCTCTCGTCATGGGCTGGCCGCGCGTGCCCCTGCTCCCGCTCACCGGTGGCGGCTCCGGCGCCGCCGCCCCCAATGCCTGCTCGATCACGTGACCGCAATAGAGGCATTGCTGGTAGGGCCCGTACCAATCCTCAGACCGCTCCATCGCGTTCCGCGATCGACACCGTGGACACGGTGGCATCGGGAGCTACGCTTCTTCGGCGACGGCGACCGGCTCCAGACACGCCGCGATGACCGCCCGCGCGACGTCGGCGGTGATCCCTTTCGCGTGCCAGTTGCCTTGTTCGTTCACCGCGCCCGGCACGCTGCGCAGGAGCTTCGCGAAAGCGGGGACCCCGTGGGCCTTCTTGTAGTCCGCCACCGCGTTGTGCGCCTGCTTCTGGAGCTGCTCGAGGTCGGCCTCGTCTTCGGCTGGTGGCTCTTCGACGGCTACCGGCTCCGCGATCGGTTCCTCTTCCGGCTCCAACGTTGTAGGAGGAGAAATCGGAACCGGCGGCGGCTCGATGTCTGCCTCGCCCTCTTCCGTGAGCGTCGGCTCGATCGGCGGTAGATCGGTAACGTCGACGGCCTCGCCTTCGATGATGCTCGGGTCGTCGTCCGGGAGCATCTGCGCTGTCTGGTCGATCGCGGGGAGCTGTGCGAGCGCGAGGATGGCGTCCGGCGCCATGATGCGCACACCGGTGCGCGTCGCCGTCCACACGAGCATCTGCTTCGGGTACTTCTTCCAGTTGACGCCAGTAGCCAGGTCGGCACGCTTCGCGTCCTCCATCGTCGCTTCGAAGACCTGCGAGCGCCCCTTGTAAGTGACGCGTACCTTCGCGCGCTCGGTCGTGCGCTCGAGGATCTCGACGCCGGCGTCCGGGTCGCGCGCCTGCATGAGCCCGACCTTGAGCTGCGTCGAGGTCTCCGGCCTGCCCTTCACGACGTAGATGTGCGAAAGCGCGGCCATCGGTTGCACGCCCAGCTCGCGGCCGTAGAGCATGATCACTGCCGCCTCGCCCGCCGTCATGGCCCTGTCGCCGATCTTGGGCAGCAGCGATTGGCCGGCTATCGCGGTGCCCGCGATGGCCTTGATCATCGACAGCTCGTCGCTCGTCGGCAGCAGCGCGGCCGGCGGCTGGACGCGGTAGGGGACGATCGCCCGGCTGTTCTCGTCTCCGTTCATCGTGTGCTCCTTCCGTGATGGTTCTAGGACGTTTCGCGCGTGCCAACAGTGGCCGTGCGTGCGGTAGCCCAGGCAGTTGCAGACCGCGTTCGGCGGCTCCAGGGTGTAGATCGTCTTGTACTCGCGGTCGGACGTACGCGACTTGAACGTGCGCTCGCGAACCTGCCGCCGCCGGGCGTCACGCCGGCGTTCGCTGGTACGCTCACGCTGTCGGGTGTCCGTTGCCATCGTGGGTTCATGCCCTTGCGGCGATGCCCTCTTCACTCACGGCCTGGACGCCGGGGATATCGAGATCGCCCTTCATGGCGCGCGCGAGATTGTTCAGAAGCGTCATGTTCGGCGCGAGCAGCGCTGTCGCCTGACTGCCATCGGCAACGGCTTTCACCAGCGCCGCCAGGTCCGTGACCTCCGCACGCCACGTCACGCGCGTCGTGATGCCCGGTGCTGCCGGCGCCGGTGCCGTGACCTCAAGGGTCGGCACGTTTTCCGCCCGCTGTTCCAGCGTCTCCGCGCGAGTTTCCTTTCCCTTCTCCCTGGCGGCCTCGGCCTGCTTCCGCAGGCGTTCGCGCTCCGCCTCTTCACGCTGGCGGAGCTTCTCCTGCGCCTCCTGGCGCTGCCGCTCGCGGTCGCGGCTGAAGGTGAGCATCGCGTTCTTGATGGTCAGCTCGGCCTTCGACAGCCGGTCGGTCGCCGGCTTGAACAGCCCCAGCACCCGCGTCTTCGCTTCGTCGAGCGGGCGAGTGACCGACTTGCGGAGGGACTCCATCTGCTTCTGCTGTGCCTTGATGGTCTGGAGCAGCTCGGCACTCGCCCCATATTGGATGTCGCTGGTGATCGTGAACTGTTCCGCCGACGCCAGGAGCGCGATGCTCTCCTCGTCAGCCCGCGCCGCCACCTGAGAGGCGGCTTCTATGGTCTCGGTGATGTCGGTGGTCATCTCTTCCTCCTAGACTTCAATAGTTTCTGTGCATCCTCTAGCGTGATCTCGTTCGTGTTTGCCTCAACCTCGGGCGCCCGGTGGGCCCAGTCTTCGTCCTTCGCAATCGCCTTCGCCTGGTCGCACCACGGCCGGGCGTCGCAATACCCCTGGCAGCGACGGCTCACGCCCGGCACATGCTCGACCCGTCCCTTGCCCGTGTCGTCGTTATCGTTCAGGAAGAAGATCGCATCCTCCCCACCGCCACCCCGCGGCGCTTCCGCGCCGAAGACGGCCGTTGCGCGCTTCGCGGGCCTGCCGCCCTTCGTCGGCAGGTAGACCTTCCACTCTTCGCCGTGATACCAGCGCTCCTCCGGCGAACACGGGGGCCAGCGGTGGTGCTTGCGGGCGTTCTGGTGCAGCGCGACGCGGCTCCCCAGGTAGCTCTGCGCCTTCTCCTCCGACCAGAGCGGCAACGAGTAGCGAAACGATGGCGCCGGCGGGTAACGATCGCCGGGCGACTCCGCCGCCTTCTGCGCGCGGTCGGCCTTCCAATCGAAAGGCAGGAACGGTATCACCGCAAGGCTCGTCACGTCGAAGCCGTGCCGTCGGAACAGCTCGGCGTACAGGTTGAGCTGCGCGGCCCACTCGCGATCGCGGCTACCGTGGACGATCGACCAGACCGACGTCACCTTGTAGTCGACGACCGCGCCCTCCTGGTCGATCCCGATGATCTCGTACAGATCGGCCTGGCCCGTGACGCGCCACCCCGCCACGTCCATGAAGAGGCGCTCTTCCGCGAGCACGTTCTCGGCCGCGAGCGCAGCGCGCTTGAGGTCGTTGTGCACGGCCTGCCCGACGCGACGCCGGATGAGTGAATAGTCGGAGGCGTCGTACACGATCTCGTGGTCGTGCAGCCGGCCCAGCTCCAGCACCTGCGGCGGCTGGATCAGCTCCGTGACGCTGATGTCGCCCTGCCGCGGCCCGTAGGCGTCGTACGACAGCCACGCCATGACGGGCGCCGGGAGGTTGAACCTGTTGGTGAGGATCAACGCTCCTCCTCGTACGGCTCGTAGTGCGGAACGTCGGCGGAGCGCGCGAGCACGAAGTTGAAGGTGCGGGCGATGAAGGAGGCCGCGATCTCGGGGCGTTCGGAGTCCCGCCGCTCCTTCTCGAAGGCCTGGTGCGCCGTGTCGATCAGCTTGTAGCCGTGTTCGAGGTACGCGTTGGCCTTGCGCGGGCCGCACGTCTTGACTTCGACAGCCCAGGTGAGATCCATCTCCATGTCAGCATTCCTTTCACGGCAGCGTCTGCCCGTCAAATAGAGCCCGCCGCGCGAGGGCCTCGCGCCCCACGTCGTAGAGCGTGTAGTAGGCCCCGGCGATGCAGGCCATCAGGAACACGTGTCCCCGCTCGTTCAGCTCGCGGGCGAACTGTCGCCGGAGTTGCGACATTCGAGCGAGGCGGCGCGCGTAGAGCTCGGCTACCTCGTCCGGCGTCAGGTCGCGCAGCGTCAGGGTCGACTCGTTCATCTACGTCTCGAACTGGCAGTTGCAGTGGCACTCGCACTCGCAGTCGGGGCGATCCGGTTCGTCCTCTTCCCAGCAGGCCGCGCAATCGTCGTTGTCGGCGCATGTGCAGCGCCCCAGCCAGCAGGCGGGCTCCATGCGCGTCGCGGAATACGCCTCGGTGACGACGAGCGTGTCGTGGCCGCAGTCTGGGCAGCCGTCTTCGCGGACCCGGCGCGCGTAGTCGCGGGTGCGGGTGCTCGGTGACGCGCCCTCGGTGTAGGAAGGATCGCTCATCGCGCCACGTATTCCCGCCCGGCGTCGGTCATGCTGTATGTCCTGATGCCGAGTCGGTAGTGGCGCTCTACGAGTCCGAGGCGGGTCAGCGTTTCCATCGTCCGTCGTTGAACGCCGAGGGGCGCTGTAACGTGCTGAGCGTCGAAGCTGACCAGCTTCCGCGCGGTGCGCAGCAGGGCATCCTTCTGCGCCGGGGTGATCGTCCCTGTAGTCACGAAGATGCGTGCCCTTCGCGGATGCGCTTCCTCTGCTGGCGCCGCGGCTGTACCTCGTAGCCGTCCACGGACTGCGGCGTGACTTCGATGCTGTACTGTTCGCCGATCCAGAAGCGGGTCGGCTCGTCGACGGTCGGAAGCGCTTCCTTGATGACGCTGTCCGCCTTCCTGAACGCCTTCGCCGCTTCCTTGTTCTCGAGGTAGGTCTCGATCTCCTCTACGAGATCGAGACGGTCAAGCGGCTTATCCTCGAATCCCTTCTGGCCGCCGTCCGTAACCTTCGGCATGGGCGTCTCCTTTCATTGAGAACGCCCACCCTGCGACGGACCGGCGAAGGCACCTGAGGAGGCATGCCGAAGACGTCGCGGGGTCAGCGGGGAACAGCACCGGCGGCGTCCCTGCCGGCCCATCGCAGGATGGGCGTTGCTGCTGGGTGGTGTCGGGAGCGCCCCGGAGGAAGTCGAAGACCGGGGCGCCCCCTTGCGACTCGGGCGTCGGAGGGGGAGGATTCCGGCGCTCCGAGGGGGCGCGTTCGCTGATCGCTCTGAGCCGTGGCGGCGACTCGAACGGGAACGCGGCCCCTCGGAGGGTCGGACCTGGTGTTCGCTTCCCCTTACCCTGCCTATTTAGCAGGGCAAGGGGTGCGGTCATGGTCTCTTTGGCCTCCAACATCGTGAGGCTATTCTAAGAAACTTCCTATCCTTTGTCAAGGGGCTTGGGGAGGAAAGTAGGAAATATCTTGACAGGCCGTCCTGGACGCCCTAGAATACGTGGTGTGAAAGCTTACGCACGGCTCCTATGCGAGCGCGTCGACGGCCATGCCGTCGTAGACGTTGCGAAGGAATGGGGTATCCCGCGCTGGGTGCTGGATGATGGGATCAGCGGCAAGGTGAACGCCCCCAGCGCGAAGTACCTGCCCGCCGTGGCGCGCGGGCTCGGCATGACGGTCGAAGAACTGCTCGCCAAGCTCTCCCCGCAGGAAGTACCAGCGACATGACAATCCGCGCCTCGGCCAGTGAGCGCTTCTGGGCCAAGACTACTTATCGCGGGGATGGGTGCATCATCTGGGGTGGCGCTACCGGGGGCGGGGGGTACGGACTCTTTACGTTCGAGGGTCGCCTACAGCTTGCCCACCGCGTTGCGTGGATGCTGGAGAAGGGCCCGATCCCTGTTGGACTGACTCTCGATCACCTGTGCAAGACGCGCCTGTGCGTAAACACGGAGCATTTGGAACCCGTGACTGCGCTTGAGAATATTAGGCGGGCCAACGTCGGCCGCCGTCTCACGAGGTGCCGAAAAGGCCTGCATGAAATGTCTGGCGCTAACATCTACATCTGGAAGAATCAGAGGATGTGTCGTTCGTGCTTCCTAGAGGCCAATAGGCGCTACGGCAAGACCTACCGTGAACGGCATCCAGAGATCGAGGCTGCACGCTGGAAGCGAAAGCAGGCACGCCGCAAGGCGGCGGCGGCGCACATCGTGGAGGTCTCTGCTTAGATTCCTACGCGGCCTGATGAGCCGTGGCGGGATCGCTTCCGGCTCTACGAGGTCTCGCAAGGACGCGCCCGCTCCACCGCCCGCGCCTACGTCTACGACGCCGCGCTCTACCGCCGCTGGTGCTTCGCCCACGGCCTCGACCCCGATCATGCCTCCCGCGATGATCTCATGGCCTACCTCGACGAGCACCGCGCCCGCTACACGCAGGCGTCCGTCGTCCGCCGCCTCGCCGCGATTCGCGCCTACTACGCCTGGCTCGGAGGGCACGATCCCAGCGTGGGCATTCGCCTGCACCAGCCCACCGATCCTGTGCAGGCCCCGTTCTCCGAAGATGACCTCCGGCTGATCCTCGCCGCCTGCCGCCGGGTCCAGGACCGGGCGCTCGTCCAGGTGCTGATCGACACCGGCCTCCGCCTCGGCGAGCTCGTGTCCTTCCGACTGCGCGATGTCGACTGGGGAGCGGGCAGGCTCAGGGTGCGCGGGAAGGGGGACAAGGTGCGATTGCTGGCGTTGGGCGATCAGTCGCAGGCAGCGCTCCGGCTCAGCATGGACGGACGCGACTACCCCTGGTACTCGCAGCGCCGCCACGGTCCCCTCACCGGCGACGGCGTGTACCGCCTGATGCGCCGGCTAGCCGCCCGCACTGGGCTCCACGTCCACCCCCACCGCTTCCGCACGACGTTCGCGTGCCGGTTCCTCGAACGGTCGAACGGTGACGTGGAATCGCTGCAGGTGCTGCTGGGCCACAGCAAGCTCGAGACCACGCTGCGGTACACGCGCTGGGGCCGTGTCGAGCGCGCCCTCGCCCAGCAGCGCCGCGTCGCACTAGGCGACAAGCTCTAACGCCCGTGGATTTCGATCTGAGGGCCTTAGAATGCCGGTTCCGCCGGAGGCGGCTCCGCGATCAGTAGCATCTGCCAGCCGCAGGGACAGGCGTAAGTGCCGGGCACAGGGTAGCGCCGTTCGTAGCCGCAGTTGCGGCGCGAGCAGCGGTATAGATAGTCGGGCATCCTTAGAGAATCGCTGGCCCATCCGGGATCGCGAGGAACGTCTTGGCCGCCTCGCCCGTCAGGGCGATGGCTTCCTTCGGCAGCAGCCCCGCGTCCTGCCGCTTCCTGAGCGTGGTCCCGTTGAAGACGTAGTGCTTGACGATGCCGTTCGCGACGTAGACGAAGTAGCCGATGGGCCGTCGTACTCCGTAGAGCTTCATCTCGTGTTCCTCCACTGGCTGCGGCAGCTCGTGCGTGAGCCGCGGCAGGATCTCGTACAGGTACCGGCCGGGACAGGCCGTCGCGTTCAGGCCCGAGAACCGCGAGTAGTCCCGGTGGCCGCACACGGCCTGGCCGCAGACCGTCGCGGTCCCGATGTTCGGGAAGACGCTCTTCAGGTGCGCGCCCCACGCCTGCAGCGCCGGCAGCCACGACGTCAGGTCGATCGGGAGCTCGAAGTTGCCCTGCAGCGCCGTCGCGATCCCCGACACGTTGAAGTAGTTGTATGGGTAGGGCTGGCGGCCGTCCTCGCCCGCGGTGTGCGCGCCGGACCGGTCGTACCCGCGGCCTTCGCAGAACGCGATGGCGCTGCCCGGCATGAGGAACCCGACGAAGTTGTACGGGGTGTCCGCGCCCAGGTCGGGGCGGATGTTCTGCAAGCGCTGCGCGCCGGCCTTTACCTCGTCGGCGCTCTCCCAGACGCTCTTCGTGACGTCGGTGTCGACGACGACGGTGTGGTGCCGCATGTCGTAGACGCGGCGCTCGCGCGGGATCAGCGCGTAGCCAGCCTCCGGGCCACCGAGCCGCGGCAGGTCAGCTCGCGCGCCCCAGTCTTCGCGTTCGAGCAGCACGACGTTAGGAGCGATCTGTTTCATGTCAGGGCCACCTCCAACGCCCAAAGCAGTAGGCAGTGCGCCTCCAAGAGCATCAGCCCAACGAAGACGCAGGCGGGCATCACGCAGGCTCCGGCGTCCGGCGCCACGACTCCGCGAGCCGCTGCGCGGGGTCGACCTCCGACGCGATGAACGGCTCCGCGTCGTTGTGCTCCCTGATCTGCCCGAAGTGCCGCTGCATCGCGGGCTGGTCCAGCGGCGTGAGCTCCAGCCCCTTCGCGCAGAGGTCGTCGATGTCCCGCATGTGCTGCTCGATGGCGTCGAGAATCCCACCGATCGCTTCGCCCTGTTCCTGTGTTGCCATGTCCGTGTCCTTTCGCTATGCCGCGCGGGGCTTCTATCTGGGCCGGTCGGCGTAGCCCTCGACGCCCAGTCGCATCAGGAGTGCGCCGACGAACGGCGTCATGCCGGCGAGCACGATCTGCTTGGCATCGTCGGTCTGCGACCAGGTGGTGAGCGCCGCCGCCGCGCCCACCAGGATCGCGGTGAGCAACGCCCGGCCCGCTGCCACCTGCCAGGATGTGCCGGTAACGAGGTACTTGCTAGTCTCCATTGCCGTTCCTCCGTCTGAATATCCAGGCTAGGTCTACGATCTGCGCGCCGAACACGCCGCCCATGATGGCGGCCCGGACGAGCACGGCCTGCTCCGATGTGAGCGCATCATCCTGCACGTAGCGCAGCACGGTAGCGGCGTACACGCCCGATGCGGCGATGGCGTGAGCGAGCCGGAAGCCCAGCATCCACCACGCCACCGGCGGCCGCGGCGACGGCAGCCGGCCGTACTCCCGTACCCACCAGGCGAGTGCCGAGAGCCCGACAACGGGACCCGGCCAGTAGGTCAGCAGCTCAATGGTCAGGGCGTCCATGCGTTTCCCTTCTAGGTAGCCGTTCGAATTCGTTCAGCTCCTGCCACAGCGCCCGCAGCCGCAGGTCACTGGAGCGTTCGTGCTCGGGGTCGTCGCCGGTGCGCCTCAGATGCCAGATGCGGACGATGACCATCAATAGCGAGATCATGACTTTCTCCGCGCGAGCTGCTCTATCGCGTCCGCCAGCCGGTCGATCTTCCGGCCCAGGGTGTCGAGCACCATCTGGAAGGCGCGTAGGAACACGAACGAAACGAGCGCCAGTGCGGGCACCTGGATCGCGACTTGCAAGATGGCCTCCATTAGGTCACGGTGTCCCCTACGCTAACTGCTTCCGTTCCCGGCTCACACGAACCTGCCCCTGCGCCGCTGGCCCGTCGGAGCCGTGTAGTCCACCGTGACCTTCGGCTCCGCGCTGCCTCCGTCGTATTCCTGGGAGCGCATGGAGCCACCTCTGCTAGAGCCGCTGGAGGACTCGTCGGACAGGAACAGGATGAGCGAGAGGATGCCGGAGCGGTTGTCGATGGCGTCCTGGGCTATCGTGACGAAGTTCGCGCTTGTGGGGATTGTCCAGGTGCCCGTGCCCGATGGGAACGTGCCGGTAACGGTGACGGTCAAGTCCCTGTCACCGCCCGCGTTCGTCCAGTTGTTCGTCCCGTCGTACTTGAGCCAGGTGACGCCCATCTCCGTCCATGTGGCGGGGCGAGTGCAGCGTTGGAGTTTGACAGCAGCGGAGGCATCCACGCCCCACACTTCTAAGGCGAGCGAAATGCTGTTGATGGTGGAGCCAGCAGGGATGGAGGAGAGGTCGAAGTTGAAGATGGTGCGTTCCCACTGAACCTTGAACCCTCCCACCATGATGAGGCGACAGGCTAGGCCCAGATCCGTGCCGTAGTTCGTCGTCGTCGCCTGGCCGGAGATGTACGAGTCTATCGAGGCGGCTTGGACAAGCGTGCTCACCTGAACCGCTCCAATGCTGCGATGAACTCAGCCAGGTCTACCTCGAAGCGGTACTCCCCCACGCTGCCAGTGTCGAGGTTCGTCCCGTGCTCGGTGGTGGTGATGACCTTCCCGTGGTCACGCCGCAAGAGGTCGGCCATGCGCTTGTCCGAAGACCAGGCGTAGCCACGCTTGTAGCCGTCTGCGAGCAGGGCTTCGGCGACGCCGAGGATCAGCTGGTAGAACAGCCGCCGGTTCTCGACGCGCGTGTACACCTCCCCCATGTAGGGGATGCCCGCCTGTGGCACCGCGAACAGCGCGTAGCCGTCGCTAGCACCTGTGTCGGCGACGATAGCGCGGAGCTTGCCCGCGTCCAGCGGGTCGGCCTGGACGCCACGGGCCTTGAGGGCTGGGATGTCGGTGGGCGTGGCTGGGCGGGTCACGCTGAATCTCCATCACCTTCCAGGCCCGCTTCCACGGCTGTCTCGTCGTATGCAAGCCCAACGGGCTCCTCCGCCTCGTTCCACACCACGGCGACATGAACGGGCTGCGCGAAGACCGCCTTGTGCCTATCCAGTTCACCGACCGGGTGCCCCTTCTCCTTTGTGCATCGGATCGGCTCGCCGTCTCGCCTTAGCGTCGGAGCCGTGGCTTGGCATCGGTCCATCTTCAGCCTCTCTATCCTGCCGCGCGCCGGAAGTGGAGCGTCGTGGTCGCGTCTTTCGGGGTACCAACGATCGTGCCGTAATTCGTGCGGATCAGCCTCGACGCCGGGATGGTGGCGTTCGTCATCGAGCTCGTGGAGGACGACTTCTCAGAGGAGAGCGTCAACGTCGCGATCGTCGTCCAGGTCGCGACCGTGTCGAGATCGTTCGTGTCGCCGTACTCCCAGGTAACGGGCAGGCCGGAGGCACCTGGCGCTGTCTGGGCGTCAACCCTGAGGATGAACGCGGTCTCTGCCTTCGGTCCGCTGTGAAGGATGTCCCCTTGGGCGTTCCCCGCAACGACCGTTGCGCCCGGAGCAGCGTTCGGCGCGTTGACGTACCGGCTCTCGACCTTCAGCAGATTGACGCTGCGGAAGAACTCGAACCAGCTATTACCGTTGAACCAAAAGAGGATCCATGACGCGCCAACGAGATTCAGATCCAAAGCGTCCATCATGAAGAACTGGTTAGCAGAGACGCCATGCTTGATCGTGATCGTGTCGCCTGTGTCCGCGGTCAGGAGACAGAACTCACCCGTAGCGCCGCCCGACATCGACACGAGGTCGTCGGTCGTGCCGGTCTCAGCCGCGATGGCGTGCAGCGGGCCGGTCTGCGCTACCACCCCGCCACTGATCGTCAGTAGGACGAACGAGCCGGTGTTGAACGGGTTGGGGGAGTCCGACCCGCCGCCGAACGCGTTCCAGTTCACGCCGTCCGACCAGTACCAGCCCGCCGGCGAGTTCTCGTCGTAGACGATGACGCCGCGCCCTACGGAGCGCGCCAGCGGCCGCGGCGCACCGGCGACGATCCACAGGTGCCGCCAGGCCCTGCGCTCGCTCCCTGTCGGGTCAGCGAGCGAGCCGTCGATCCACCTTCCGAAGTCGGCAAGGCCGCGCTCGTTCGGCTCCTGGCGAACGGGTCGGGCCGCCGGCTTGGGCGAAACCAGTACTCCATCCCTTCCCGGAGGGCCGGGCGGTCCTGGTGGCCCCGGCGTTCCCCGGTACTCCTCGAGCAGCTCGCGGATGATCTGCACACGGTTGGCCGCGGCCGGTTTCGCCAGCAGCAGATCGCCCTTGGGGACGGGAGTAAACAGGTTCGTCAGAATCTGGAGCAGAGCGCCATCGGCGGGCGCCTCGTCCTCGTCGTCCAAGCCCTGAAGCGGCGGCGGCAGTTCCCCGCCAGCCATCAGAGCACCCGCATCACGACGCTGATGATGGACGCCGGCCGCTCCCGCCCGGTCGCTGGAGCGCGGTCAGCCGCCTCTACCTGCTCGACGTGAACGGTGTAGGAGGTGCTCGACTCCAGGAGCTCGAGGGTGACGTTGGTGCCCTGCAGCGCCTTCAGGGTGTTGAAGATGCCGAGCCGGTCTGTCGTCGCCATGCCGCCGCGGACGTAGCCGCCGCGCGCGTCGACCTCGATCTCGATGCGACGTCCCGCCTCCGGCTCCTCGATGTAGTCGACGAACAGCGGCAGGAGAACGACGGGCCAGGATGGCGAGACCGCAGGGTAGACCGCTACCGTGAGGGCTTTCGAGTTCGAAGCGGGGCCCGTGAAGGGCACCGGGTTCTCACTGCTTGCGAACAGGTTCCTGATGGCCGTAGCGCAGTCGTGAGAGCCATTCGCTCTGGCGAACGAGCTGTAACCGCCGGGCGCAGCCGTGATCTCCCCGCTCTCAGCGCCCGCGACTGCGATCCACAGGTAGGGCTTCGGCCCACCTACGGGTACCAGGTTGGGCGGGTCTACTCCATCGGCGAAGCCAGCAACTACTGGGGCCGTCACGGCGGGATCGGCCATTCCCGAGATGCGCATGGCCACGTGCGCTGACGCCTCGTTGCCATTGATCGTCACTGTGATGCTGGCGCCTTCGCTGCCAGTCGCCTTTCGATAGGCGCAGGAGAGATCGTTGACTCCTGTATTCAGTTCCGTCCAGCCTGCCGGGAAGGTCACGTCGTCCGGCGCGAAGAAGAAGACGAGCAGGAGGTTGCCCGATACGATTCCCGACGGGAGATCGACAACTGAGGAGCCGTCAATCGTGTTGTCAAAGGAAGTGGCGGACGCCTCTACCACCGGGAACGTCGCCCCGCTCAGCACGCTGTCGATCTTCAGCCCGAGCGCGCGTCCGATCGGCTGGTTCTCGCTCCCCACGAACGGCCCCGCCGCCTGCACGTTGTCGATCAGGGCGGCGTCGCCCGCGTTGTCAACGTTCGCCAGGATGCGCAGCTTGTCAGCGCCGGAAAGCGCGCTCTCCAGCCAGCCACGCACCTGCAGGAAGATCTTCCGGCCCGGCGACGGCCCGTAGGTCTGGCTCAGCTGAATCGTGCCCGACTGCTGCGACAACGGTGCGCCGCCGTAGGGCGGCGGCAGGTCCAGCAGCCGCACTCTGCCTGCGGTCGTGTTCCCGCTCAGCATGTAGGTGCGCCCGTTCGCGAGCGACTCCATCGCGCGCATCACCGACGAGCCGTCCCAGTTACCCAGCGAGAAGTCGTGCAGCTCGTTGTAGAACGTGCCCTCTGGGTACTTCCTCATCACCAGGACGAACGGGGCGCTGCCGCTCGCGTCTGCAACCCTGTTCTTCGTTCCCACCAGCAGGTCGGGGCCGTAGGGCGTGACGCAGCTCGGCTCCATCGCCGATTGACCGAGGCCCGTCTGGATGTTGATCGGCGAGATGTCCCGGAGCGCCGCGCCTGAGAGCGACAGCGCGATCAGGCCGCGCGCGCCCGGCACGACGAGCTGCTCCCCCCACATCCGTGCGCCCACGCCGAAGCTACGATCAGCCAGAGACAGGCTGCCCGCCGGCACCAGCGCACGCATGTCGCCCTCGCTGACGGCGACGATCTCGCCGTGGTGCCCGAAGACGAGTAGCCACCTTCCGAGAGGATAGATGGCGTTCGGCTGCGGCTCGTTCTTCTCGACCGTCACGTCGATGAAAGACGACTCCGGAGTAGCGTCGTCGGTGTCGGTGTACTTGATCTTCCACGTCACCGAGCCGTCGATGGTCGCCGCGGTCGCCACCTGCTCTAGACACCAAAGCCAGGTGTGAACGGAGAAGAACAGCGAGCCTTTCGCGTCGGTCCCACCGTTCTCCGTCGTCCAGATATCCGCAGAGGCGTCGTACTCCACGTGGCCGCTGGAGACGCCCGCGTTGGTCTCCAGGCCGATGAACCACTTGCCCCGGTAGAAGGCTGCCGGCCCGCGCATGTTGTCCGTCGTGGTGTGGACGACCGTTCCCGTCAGCGCCCCGCCGGCGAACTTGATGATCTTGTTCGGCATGACGAAGAACACGCCGAGCGGCGTCTGGAAGGACGTCGCGTAGATGAACGAGTTGAGCACTTCCCGCGCCACCGGCCCGGTGTCGGCCACCCCGCCGATCAGGAGATCGCCGATGCTCTCCGCCCCGAAGGACTCGATCCGCCCCGGTCGCATCGCGGAGAAGAACGACGAGCGCTGGTAGACGTCCCCGTTCGGCGAGAACGTTGGGCCGATGCCGTGGTGGAGCTCGTCGAAGACGATCGTCCCCACGCCGCCGCGGTTCCCCGGCTCGTCCGGCGCGTCAAGGAAGCGGAGCTGCGGGATACGGTTCGCGTCCCGCATGAGCTTGTAGTTGGCACCGGCGATCTGGACGTCGTAGCCCTGCGTATCTGGCATCGTCTACCACCTGTAGGAGCGCATCGCCATCTCGGGTCCCGGCTGCGCTCGGTCCATGTGCAGCGGCCGTTGCGAGACCTGCCGCACCTGCTGCTTCTTCGCGTCCAGCAGCTCCGCTTCCGCCTGTCGCATCTCCGCCCCGAACAGGTCCTTCGCGTGAGCATCGCCGATCATGTTCCAGATGCGCCGCAGGCCCTCAACCCTCGCCTGCGCCTTGATGAGACGCGCCGGACACGTGGTCGTCGACGCATCGGTGGCGAGCGGCTCGCAGAAGTGACGCGCCTCGATCTCGATCTCCGCGTCGACGTCGGTGGGCAGCACGGGGAAGTTGAGGCTGATGGCGTTCACGTCTTCGATCACGTCAAACACCGGCGCGTCCTGCTTCTCGATGGAGCCGTTCACGGTCCACTTGAAGACGACACGCTGGATCTGCTGCTCCGTCTGAATCCACTCGGCGCCGGTGGGCATCGCGTAGAGCGACTGGGATTCGACGATTGTGATGCTCACGTGCTCCGTGAAGTAGAGGGCGGCGAGCGCGTTGTTCACGACGGTCCGCCAGTCCGGCCGCGGCAGGATCAGGTAGATGTCGACAGGCTGGCCGTTCACGATGCTGCCGGGCACGGCGCGGTTCAGAGTCAGGACACCGGTCGTCTCATCGAAGGGCGGGATGATGCGCCGCCAGTCGCTGTTGCCGGCCGTGATCGGGGAGATGTAGGCGGCCAGCGGCGCGAGCCCCTGCGAGAAGAGGTCGCTCAGCTCGACGACGGTCACGTTACTGGCGCTGACCCCACTCGCCGTGCCGCGAAAGCGCAGCTTCAGGTCGCCGGCGACCGCCTCGTAGATCTCTTGCAGGGTGATCGTCTCGGCCGTGGTGCGCTACCTCCGTACCAGGAGAGAGGGGAGGGGCCGCCCCAGCAAGGCAGTCGGCCCCTCCCCGATTCGTTCGTAACCCCTCAGCTGGCCTCCTCCGGTTAGGCGGCGGCTCCCCGCGTGAGGTAGCTCGTCACCGCGACGGTCGCGGCGGCGTCGGCGGTCGTCCGTCCGGTCGTGCTGTACACCGTCCGGAACCGGATCAGCGTCGGGTCGACAACCGCCAGTTCGTCGCGGAACGCACGGCCGATGTTCACCCGCCGGACCACCTGCTGGTTCGTGGCGAGCGAAGGGTCGTCGAGCTGGACTTCGGTGCCGTCTCCCGCCCTCCACGACGAGGCCGCGTCGAGCGAGATCTGGAGTTCGGCGTTGAACGTCCCCTGGACCGCAACCGGTGTCGCGGTCGCCTCCTCGATCTCCAGCACCCAGACCAGTTCGCCGCTCAGC